AGGTCATTTCAATCTCACCTTCAAACGTACCAGCTGTATCTAGCGTCCCAGTGGGGAAGTTAGTGGCTACTTTCCCGTTCGTGGCATCAGTTACTGTGCAGGAAAGCGTGCTCTTCACGGTTGTACTGCCAAGCTCTCGTATACGTAGTTTTACCGAGCCGCCTGTTATATCAATCGGAGCCCACGTAGAGGCGTCATTTTCGTCTAGCGTTTTGCCAGACGCTGCGGACTGACTGTCTTTTAGCGTAAAAGTCAGCTCTGGCAGAGTGTCACCTGTAACAAGGTTAAGTGTTTGTGAATACGCCATTTTTACACCTGTATGTTATCTGATTATATTAGGTGAGCTAATATAATGCTAGTAATTAATAGCACCAAAGAACCGGAGTGGTCTTTCTGATGTCTACATGTACGAAGCCCTTTGCGACACCAACGGACATCCCCATTGCCAATGCATGGGCCACAATGGCGCGCCGTTGTGCGCCACCTTGTACTGCGACATCTGCGGCAATACCCTGTGCATGAGTGCCTGGTTCTGCTTTTCGCTGCTCAACGCTGTGGTTTTTACTTCTAAAACCGCTCGTTATGTAGAACGGGAAACCGCATGCCGCTCTCAGCTGATCTAATACGTGAATAAAATCTTCTTGCATTTCATTCTCGCCAGTCTCTTGGCAGTCGAAATCTTCTATCTTGAAATACTTAAAATCTGCCATTGTTATTCTCTAAACAAGTAAAAAACGAAGCCGAGCAATGCCGCCCATATAGAGGCTACAAGTCCTTGGCCAACCTTCACGACCTGACTATTAGTAGCTACTTGCTCAGCAACTTCTTCGAGCTTCTTTTCACCCTCATCGAGGCGGAACTCGTGGCGTTTAAGGCGAGCATCTGCACCAACCAGCTTCTCTTCGATTCGTGCGATGTGAGTCAACACCTCGGTCAGTTTGTCTATCTTCAGTTCAAGACGATCAAACCGTCGGTTTGTTTCTGGGTCGGTCATTTGCGCATTCCCATTAGTTTTGATGCGCCCTTGATCCCAAAGGAACTCGAGATCGCAATAAATAGTAAGTACTGATACCACTCTGGTAGATCGTTCAGCGTCGAAAATGCTTGCCGCACACGCTCTACAACTGTCATGTCGTTAGCTATGATTGCGTAGCCAACCATGAATATTGGTACAGCTAATATTATAGTCCAAAACTCATCTTTCCACGAGCTGCCAGAAGCGTCTGCCATCTTCGCTTCCCAGTCTGCGTCGTTCTGGATAACGTTCATTTTGGCTTCGTGCTTAGCCTGCTTTTCAGCAGCCTTGTTAGCCAAAAACGTTTTGCCGATATCGGCCACAGGGCCTAGTAGTGCTGTAAATATGCTCATAAATTTCTCCTAAAGTACTAGACTGTATCCAGGGATTATCCGAGCAGGCACTACGTCCCAGCCTTTACCGCTGTAGAGGCCTAACGCTATATCGTCGACAAGGAATCCGTATGTGGGGCCGAAGATAGGCGATAACGCTTTGGCGGTTTGTCCAATTGGGCCCAGCCCTTGCGACTCGCCCCATTCAGCGCTTTTACCAATCATGCCGAATATGGCCATTGGCCCAGCTAGACCGCCGCGATCAAATAGCTCACCCATGTAAGTCATCATATCCATTCTGTCAGAACGGAAATAACGAGCGTTCGCTTCTACACCAGGGAGTACGCCTGCAATACCTGCTTTTGCAATTTCTCGTAATTCCAAAGACAGTGCGGCAAGCGGCATAAACGCTGCCGCCGTAAGGAGGCCCATCATCCCAACGCTGCTTAACTTAGCCAGAGTAGTGTCGCCCTCTGCCAACCGCATCTGCATTTCGCGTTTAATGCCACCTAGGATTACTTTACCGAACGAGAATAGGTATGACTTTAGCGCCCAGATAAGCTGATACTTCGGGTCGTTACCCCAGCTAGTACGCTCAGCTGCATTCGGCTTCAACATAGAGTTATCTACAAAGCGTTGCATAGCGCCCATCACCGCTTTTCCGGCTTCACCCTCAAAGGTGTAGTGAGCACCATCAACCTGATCGACGAGCCAAGACTTTACTTGCTCAGCTGTTACGCCGTGGTCTTTAAGGTAGCGACTAGCGCGGTCGTTATTCGTCTTGTTGTAAGCGTGCTCAACCAAAAACTCTACGCTCATTACGGAGGCAAACTCTCTGGTGTAGCGGGTGAAGTAATCCAAGCCGATCTTCGAAAAGAACGCGTCAGAGTATTTACGTACTCGAGGGTCTAAGTACTCGGCATCTGCTTCGGTAAGCCCGAGATTACCCATTACTGTGCTGTGGGTTACACCAAGTGTTCTAGCGAGTTGAATAGCTTGCTCGGGGTTCTGGATACGCGAGAGTATGGCGTTCTTAGCCATGCCAAAACCGTTGAACTCTTTAGTGTTAACTAAAGCACCACCAAACTCTGGGATAGACCCAATAGTAGCTAGCGGCAACAACGTAACCCAGTTGAACAGTTGCATCCAAGACATAGCTTTAGAAAGTCTTGGGTTTAGTGGCTTATCTGTGTAACCGAGGTATCGCTCTAGGGTAGTGACCGCTTCTTTGCGCTTCGCTTCAGGTAACTTCTCCAACTCAAGCGCAAGCATGTCGTTGCCGTCTGCGTCGTGGGTATTACGCTTCCATTCAGTACGCGTGATTACGTGCCGTATGTACTTCATCAATGCCACTTCTGGCTTTTCAATGAACGGCTTCAACTCACTGTGCGGTATGTTTTGTGTCAGTACTCGCGCTTTTTCAACGACGCTCTGCGGGTTTTGGGCGTCAAAGGTAATCTCATTGTCATTTACGATACTCTGCTGTCTTGCGACAAGACCGCTTACCGCTTGGCGAATGGTCTCCTCGTTGGCAAGTGGGTTGTACTTAATGACAAGCTCAGTAAATGTAATTTCAGGGCTGGCTAATCTAAGCCGTTCCCGCATAAGGAGCTCCGTCATTACACCTTTTTCTACATCGGTCATTTCCTCAAAAGGTTTTGCCGTTCTGAAATCTCGTTTCAGAAAGCTATCAATCTCTTCGTCCGTAAGTTCTTTAATCGTCTTAAGATCTTGAATATCAATAAAACCGTTCGGGTCAACGCCGTCTTTCAATAGAAGGCCTACCCCTTTCTCTGGTTGCATACTCATCTCAGAGTACTCATGCGTTGTATCTGTAGCATCAACGAACATCCGACGGTTTTCGTTGTTAAAAATAGCCGCCAAGTCTAACGCCACGGGGAAATAGTCATCCCGCTTGGCTATCTCATTGCCTGGGGTTTTGGCGATGTAGTCGTCGTAAAATTTGTTTAGCCAGTCTCTAATCTCACGAGCCTTGCCGTCCAATGCCTCAGTCTTCTTGTCTTGGTCTGCCGCAAGCTCAAATGCATCTTGGATTTCTTTAGATTCCCAGTTTGTACCGAGAACCTTTTCGAGTTGGTCATACACTTGTCCGCGTACATGGTCTTTCGACTTGAGGTAACCAAACTGGTTGTTGGCCCGAGATTTAGCATTCGAACGCGCGTACATCATGTCGGCTATTACTGGGCTAATACCGCGAAGAATGTTGTCCTCCGGTAGCACCATTTTAAACATCGTGTGGCCAGCAGCGGTGCCATCGATATGATCTTTAAAGTTGCGAAGCATTGAGTTAACGCTTTGCTGAGCATCGGGGTTCTTTGTAATCGACTCTTCCATCGCCCGAACAAGCGATTTTTTGCTGTAAGCCACTTCTCTTGACGCCTTGCCAGCCACTTGTCGCAAATGCGCTCGTTCTTTAATGATGGTGTTTTCTATGTAGTCATCAAAGCTCTTTGAGTAGGAGTCTTTACCAAATCGGCGTTTGAACTCCGCGCTTAGCGAGTCCCACATAGCTTTTAGCTTCTCAGCTATCTTCGCAAAGGTTCTGCCGACAACACCGTTGGGCTGCTTCTGATCTCTGATGTATATGTTCTTAGCTGTGATTGCAGTCTGATCCGCAAACCATTCTTCGAACCCGTGTTCAGTTTGATACTGTGCAGGTGCATCTGGAGCCGTGCGTGCTTTCTCAAAGTCGCGTTCAAGCCTCTTTCTCAAAGCAGGGTTAGCTAGTGTGCCTTCAATCTCTTCATTAAACAGAACATGCCCAAGCGCTTCGTGGGCAGAAATTAAAGCAGTTTGTAAGTCATTAGCTACACTAATATCATCAATCAAAGCAACGTGAGCATTGGTGAAACCGATATACTCCCCGCGTTTATCGTTGTTGCTCGCTAACTCAGCTGCAACGTTCGTGATCATAGCGGCGACTTGCGGATCGTTAAACTGCTCTGCAATTTTTGCAGGAGTAAGTTTTTTAAGCTGCGAAAGACCAATAACGATTACCGGCTTCTTTGGCTTAATCTTGGCGATGGTTTTGGTTACAAATTCAGTCGATATCGTACCCAAGCTACCAAAGGGGTATTCAGCGCCACGATAAGTCTGGCGTCCATACGTTTGCCTGTTCTTCCCGCCCAAGCTGCGATCAACGTCGCGCCGTGGGTTCATCTCCAGATTTAATCGTGTCTTTGGCAGGTCTGGGTCAGCAGCATCAAAACCGTCTTTGTTGTAGTTCGCCGTGCTCATGCCTGCTACTTCGTCGCCAAGACCTTGCTCGGTGTCTCGGTTAGCGCCTTCGTTTACGACAGGGTCTTTGACAGTGACGTTATCGAAGCCTTCTGTGTCGCGCAGCCTAGTTGCGTAAGCATCAGCTTCTTCTGCGCTGTAGAAGTACTCTTTTACGTTTTCTACTTCAGTAAATTGATCGCGTGCTAAAGCCTCATCAACAGCTTTTGCTCTGGTGGTTTGAGTCTGTTTAGCTGTGATTATCTGCTCAACTCTGGCTTGGCTAGCGGGCTGAGGTGCTCCCGCTAAGTTGGAACCGAGTTCGGAAGGCTGCGGGTCACGCTCGCGAAGCGTCGGAGCGTTTACGGCATCACCGCGCGATACACGTCGCGTTGCAGTCACAATAAAAGCGCTGTTCTTAGGCGTGAGACGCAATTCCGGTTTGAAACCATCTCGCTCGAGGCGAGCAACCTCTTTCTTTGCAGTCTCGAGTGTAAGTAGCTTACCGTCAGGACGGTTGTTTTCGCGGCGGACAGAATACTGCTCTCCGAACGAATCCGTGAATTCTACGCTAACGAAATTATCTGACTTGCGATCCGTGACAACTGTGTTTCTAACCCGAGCGCCACTGGTGGTCTGTTCTACGGTTGTCTCAACGCGCGAGTCTCCCATCTGACCCCTAGCGCCTAGCACATCACGGAGCTGTACATCAGCACCGTCCGCTCTTGCCGCTACAACATCGCCTATTGGGCCTAACAAGTCTTGGCTAGTGATATCAAAGATCGACTTGCCTTGTATGCGTATATCAAAGGTGGGCTTACCTTCATCTGCCAGCTTAACGTTTAGCTCTGTTATCTCAGTAATAAACTCGGGCAGACCCTGTCTCGCCATTTCGGCTAACTTGTCGCCCTGATAAGTACTGTTACCACGCTGTCGAACCAACTCACGGCCAGCGTCTGTCAGATTAACTAGGTTGATTTCTTTTGGCTCAAGACCAGCCTCGATGAGTTCAACGCCTGAGCCAGATGCGAATTGACTGCGTTTCGCACCGCGTAGCGTCTTCAGAACAAACTGATCATCGAGAGCGTCGGGGTCTTTGATGAATGAAGTCTTCTCAAGCACGTAGCCTTTTTCAGTAGCTACAATCTTAAAGTCAGACTGCGGGTCGCCCTCGGCAGTGACATCTGCCATCTTCGCTTCGGCGGCTCGTCTCAAGAACGATTCAGTCATATGAGCGTAGAAGGGGTCGCTCCAATCTTTCTTACCGAACGCTTCTTCAAACTGGGCTCGAGACGCTTCGGTATTCTTAAAAGTTTTCTTCGGGTCTTTCTTTCGCGAGTAGCCTTTGGTCTCAATTGTTTCGACATTCTCTTGGAAGCCCTGACCTTGGAAGTAATCTTGTACTTCTTCCATAGTCGCTTCTTCATCGCGAGCGTCAGGCCGCGTTTTCTGCAACTCCTGCTTCTCTGCGTATAGCACGCCAAGGATTTCGTCTTTACGCGCGTTATCGCCTTCGCGGTACTGCTTCTCAAGGGCTACAAGACGGGCGTTGTCAGGATCTTCTGCAACTAGTGCGGTTAGGTTCTCACCAACCGAAGCTCGGAACTCTTCGCGTTTCGGCTCAAGGTCTGGTTTCTGTGGGCGAGTAGACTTAGGCTCGCTGACAGGAGTAGGTGCGGGTTGCCGGTTAGTTGGACCGCCAAGGTTCAACTGTTTCTGAGAAAAACCCTCTGCATCAGTAGGAGTAAATGTCTCCATCGACCGTTGCGTTGGCTCGTCGTCTTGCTCGTTGCCGTAGTACTCATTGTAGGCGTCTTCAAGGCTCTGCTCGGTTGGGCCCTTAACAGCTGTGAAGTAAGGGGTTTCAGGGTCTGCAAGTGCGTTAACTAAGTCGTCGAGTAAATCGTTTGCACCGAAATTGTCTGGTCGACCCTGCGGAGCGTCGTTGTAGTAACCCAATTCACGCAGCGCTGTGACCATGTCATCAAGCTGTAAACCGCCTTCCTTTCGAAAGACAGAACGTCCTTTTACTCGAGCAGTCTTGAATGCTTCTGTAATTTGAGACCCGTCTCGCTCAACTGAGCTACGAGATATACCCCCAGCAGCGACGATTGCTGCTAGTAGCCCATCTTCTGGGTCAGCGGAAAAGTTCTTTTTAGCCTGCGCCTGACGTTTATTTCTCTGTGCTGCTTTACGCTGGACCTCTGCCTCTTCTAGCTTTTGACGGTAAGCAGCTGCTCTTTCAGTACGGTCTGCTTCCCACGCGGCTTCCTCTTCGGGGGTGCGCTCGGGCTGAGGGTTCTCAGGCGCAAACAGGTCATCTGATCTTTCTTCGGTCGCCTCTGTACGTTCTGCTAGATCCTCGGCCTCAATCTCTCCAGAAGTCTTCTTATTGGCTAGCTGTTTGGCAAGTAGGTCAGCACGTTCTTTTTGGAGAGCCTCCGTCTGCTCTCTTGAAGGATTAACTATCCACCTGCCTGTGGCCAGCTCTTTGTCGCTCCACATCTTGGTTTCGCCATCTTTGGTCTTACCCTGGTAGATGGTTTCTCCATTATCAGCTTTCTTAATCTTTACGATGGTGACTTCTTCTGGCGTAATTTCGCGCTCAGTAAGAATAGATCCATCATTAGCTTGTGCCGCTGAAGTTGGGCCAGACCCACCTTTCATTACGGTTACAACTTGTCCTTCAGCAAACTCTGATTGGGGCGCTTGCGCACCTTGAGCTTCTTCTTCATCAATCTTGTCGTTTTGCCGACGCTCGATTGAGTCTTCCCAGAGCTTTCTGGACTTCTCAAATATAGGAGCTGCTTTCTCAGCGGCAGCGCCTTTGTTCTGGTAAAGAGTGGATACAGCGCCGCCAACACCACCAGCAAAACCACCAACGACCGCGCCTGCAAATGCTGACTCCATACGGCGGAGGTTCGCCTCTTCTTGGGAGTACTCTGGGTCGTAGCTGCGGCGGTTCTGAATGGCTATTTCGGATTGAGCGTATTCTGAAACGCCCTCTAGGCCAGCGCCTCTCCCAATTTTTTGACCTATGTTGCTAGCTAATTGACCGAAAACTGATCCTTCGCCAGTCGATCGTGAAGCCGCGCTCTTCCCGAGGAGTTTTAAGAACGCAACTTCTGTACCTACACCAATAGCCGCTTGAGGCACGGCTACTAAAGCAGACTGTAAAGCTGTCTCAAGGTCTCTGTTTTGCCCAGCACCTAGGGCTTCAGAGAAATTCTCACCCGCTAGTGATGGGTATTCACCTGCGGCAAGACCCGCGTAGCTACCAAACTTAGCGCCTTTTCTGGTCGCTGCTTTCTTGGTTAGATCGTAAGCCGCCTGAGCCAGTTCAAGATCGCGTGGGTTAGCTGAACCATCTAAAACTTTTTGGGTGGCGTCATCTATTAGTCTTTTAGCTGCTTTCTTGGAGCCAGTTCTAGCAAGCGCTCCACCAGCCGCGCCCAATACGCCGCCTGTGGCTAGCGTGCCGATGCTGTAAAGAAGAGAGGGTAAGCCTTGACCGCCAGCTTTTGCGATCTGAGTAAATGCGCCACCAACGGTGGGTTCTTCGAGAAACTCGCCGAACTCCTCAACGCCTGCTAGTGCCGCCCGACCAGTTGCGTTTGCACGTTCTGCCTCTAGGACATTTCTTTCCGCGAATTCGTCTGCGCCTACAGCCGTGCCAAGTAGGGCTTGGAAGTAGTCGATTGATGCGCCCATACCTTCGGTGCCAGCAGTAAGCCCGCCGCTAAAAGCGTTACCCATGCTGTTGTCGGCTTCAAGCTCTAAAGGTTGATCTTCGTCAACTGAAGACCCGTCTAGGTTACTTGCGTAAAACTGCTCGAGAAGTTCATCCACTATTGAGGGCGTCCATATCTTTTAGAGTTTGCTTCAGCTGCTTTCTTTAAGAAGTTGCCCGCTTGTGAATTCTTGTTGTTCAACTCCCGAATCGAAAAACTCTCATCAAGCACGTCGTACTGCCACTGACCATTAACTAGCGTTGGCTGGGTTATGTATTGGATTCTGTTGCCATCGATAATTACCCGACTCAAGAACTGATCGCTCGCTCCAAGGTTTTCGTCAGAATCCTCACGGAATAAAGAGACTACGCTTTCCCACGCGCCTCCTTTTTCTTTGGACGCTTCACCAGCAGCAATCTGACTGAAAACCATATTGGCCGACTTCATCAACAGTTTGTGCTGTTCGGGGTACTCCCTAACGTTAAATGCTGACAGCTTGTTCCAGAAAGTGTTCAGTACTCCGCTTTGCAAAACCGTGTCTGATCGCTCGCCAAGGTTGCCAAGCTCGTCATTACCCATAATCTCAGCGACGCCGTTTACTAGATCGTCTGCGTACCCAATAGCGGTTTTATCCTGGTCGGCTTCGAATTTTTTTAATTGTAAGGCGAGCGTCTTGTTAGCTGCTTCGCGTCTCTGCTGGATAGCAGCGAAGTCTTTTGGACCTATAGCCTGACCGTTAGTCATAAGACCGAGCACTTGCTGTCGGAGAGCCGCCGCTTCTGTGCCCATACCTGCGTTAGATCCAGCAGTACCACTGTTGACTGTAGAGGCAAGTGCCGCAAGAGCGAGTGCGCGGTCTTTGTTATTCAAACGACGCATGTCTTCAAGCGTTTGTATGCCTTCGGCTTGCAGTTTCTCTGCAACTTGTTGGCGAGCCTGCGGAGAAAGATTCACCTCGCCTGAGATGATCATGTCAGCTAACTCGTCGTTAGTCTTACCTTCAGATACTTTGGCAAAGTCGTCGAACTGCTGTTGAACCGCGTTATTCGAAGAGGTGATCTTCGGGTCAACCGTCTCTTCCTCTTCTTTAGGCTTTATTGAATCTTCGATCTCAGCTTTTTCAGCCTCGAGTTTCTGCCTATTCGCGTCTGTGATATTCCTTTTTAACTGAGCATCAATAGCGGTTACGCGCCGTTGCTGGTTCTTAGTTAATTCTGGCTCTGGCTCTGGAGCCAATTCAGGATTATCTCTCGCGACTAAGGCGATAAAACGCTTTTTGGTTTCTTCCAAGCGTTTGTTTATTTTCTGATATTCGGGTTCACTTCTAGTGTTGGCCAGTGCTTCCTTGTCTGCTTGTATCTGCCGATTCATATTAGTGTAAATAGAGGGTGTGCCCGTCACTTTATTTCCGGACAGCTCTCTCAGCTCTTCTTTCGAGTAGTCGATATCAGGATCAAAATTCTTTATGTCCATTACGACGGGACTAGGTTTTTCGGGAGGGGCAGGGTCCGCCGTAGGCTTACCGCCCATCTGGGCAAATACCTTACCAGCGTACTCTTTAGTCTCTTTACCCCCAGGCATTTTGTCTGGGTCAGCACCAGCAGCTATCCAGTCGTCTGTAGCCCCTGGACCCTGATTATATGCGGCTAAAGCATACTCAACGTTACCGTTGTACTTCTTGAGCATCGCATCGAGATACTCTCGGCCAACTCTGCGGTTCTCTGCTTCACTATCATCTTTAACGCCCTCGATCCCATAGCCTGGGTTCTTGGCTGTGGCTGGCATTAACTGCATTACGCCCTGAGCGCCAGCTGGGCTGACTGCACTATGATCGCCACCGCTTTCAACCTGCTCAACAGCGTTGAACAGCGCTTCGTTGCCCTTGAGCATTTTCCCGTCGTTGGGCTTTTGCGCCTGTGCTTGGCGAAGTGCTACTTGTTCGTTCTGCGCATCTGTTAGATCAACACCAGTTTGTTTTGGTGGTGTGAGCGGCTCAAGGCCTTGATCTTTAGCCATCTCGTTAACGACTTCGAGCTTTTCTTCGGGAGTGTCAGCGGCGGCAACAACGCCCATAGCTCGCGTTTTAGCTGCCCCTTTGGGGAATCCATTCAAGACTTTGCCAGTGAGTATGCGCAAGTCTCTCTGAGCCTCTATTTCCTCAGCATTTGCACCAGCGTTTGTATTGATCACGTTCTCAGTCGCGCCCATAACAGAGACGCCTATCTCGTTCTGGTAGGCCATAACGGTTGAGTCCCAGGCCGTATTCACTGTATCCAAGATCTTACCGTCGGGGATGAATATGGCGGGATCTTCTGGATCTCTACTACCGTTCTCAGTCTTAACTCCAGGCGAACCGTCGTTGTTGGTTACATCTATTAGGTATCCACCATTAACGCTGTCGCGCGTAAGTCCTGTAACCTGCGAATCGTCATCAACAATGTCTGACTCATTAAGCATTTTGATGGCAAGGTCTACGCCATTTTTATCGCCATTTTTTAGCGCTTCCGCAAAACCCGCGCCCAGTCCAAGTCGATCGCCATCTAAGAAGTTACCAGCGCTGGCTCCTTTGTAAAGTTCGTTTGTAATCTTGACTTGATTCTCTTGCGCTCGTTTCTCTTGGTCGAGCAACAAATTGTCGCGGTAAAGAGCATTGCGATCTCTGGATGTCCGCGCGGAAGCGGCTTGTTGACCGCTTGCAAATAAACCCTCAAAAAAACTCATAGCTACCTCTAAACTCTTCTGAACTCAACGTCGACCTTGTTGTAGTCAACCATGTTGTAACCTACGCTCCGCTCGACAACTGCCCACGGAACTTCGTCTGCCATTACGCCTTGGTAGCGCTCATCTGAGCCTTTGTAACTAAACTCATAAATATTAATACCATTGTCGGAAACGCCGATTTGCTCGATGTTCTCTTTCATGCGCCGGTCGCTCGCGAATATTGCGTACGCGATAATTGCGCTTGAGGCTAAAGTCCCAACGGTAGACATCGTCTGTGCTTTTGCAGACGCTTTTGCTTGGGTGTAGGCGTTAGCTCGGGCTTGAGCATCAGACGCAGCTGAGCCAAGTTGACTCTGGGAAGATCGATTAACACCTTGCCCGATATTAATTAAGTCCGACTTTAGCGCAGTATTCGCTTCTTGCTGTGCAATACGGGCGTCTCCAACTGCTTGTATTGAACCAAGGGTTGTTCCTCTATCAAGAGCCCGTTCTTGTTGCTGAAGCTGGGCTGGAGTCAATGCAGCTCCGTAACGTGAGGCGTTACGTTCTGATACGCCTGACATGAGACCAGCCACTCGTCCACTATCTTCTTTAGCGGCGTCGATAAGACTCGTATCATTCTTAGCCTTTTCAAGTAGTCCATCTTCAAAAGAACTATACTTGTCCTTGAAATTTAGGTACTCGTCACGAGTGATGTTTGAGTAAGTCTGTCTCGGGTCAGTTACGTGAGGTAACGTAGGGTTGGGTTCGTACCCGTAACCGCCGCTGCCGTACCCTGGAGGTGTACTTATTATCATCAGTATCTCCCCAAGCGGCTATTAATTCCCACCATATTAGTCACGAAGTTATGGCCGAAAGACCCTTTGGTTGCGGGTGTTTCCATAACTGTCCCAACCCCTTCCTTGTTGGTAAAAGTAGCGCCCTGTGGCGCTTCACCAAACAGGCCTTTCTCTGCGCCCAACTGAAGTGCGGCCCCAGCAACTTGACCGATGGCTTTGGTTCTAGCCGCGCGTACATCTTGTTTACCTTTAGCTCTTGTTAAGGCATCGGAAGTCGCAAGTCTGGAGGCTTTAGCCATACCTGTCTGAGCGTCAGCTTGCTGGCCTCTGGCAGTACCTAATACGTTTACGCCTAGTTTGTCTTGGATATCTTTGCCTGACTGGTTAGCTACGCCCATCTGACCCTGCAAAGCCTGTGACATATCAGACGATTTGTTATTCGCTTGCGTATCTTCGTAGTTAGTATCAGAAGTTAGAGCCTGCATAGTGTCTGCGTTTGCTCTAGCTCGAAGCGTATTTGTCGGATTTTCAGTCTTAGACTGATCGCGCATCTCTTCGAGCAGGGGGGAGTATTTTTGCTTGAAGCTGTTGTACTCAGCCAAAGCTACGCTAGCAGACATTTTCTCGTCTGCTGACGGTTCGTATTCTTGTTTCTCAGGCTTCCCAAATATAAAACTCATTAAATTTCTCTCGTATAGGTTGCAGATTGCCTCTCCCAACCGTCAGACAACATACTTCGTTCTAAGTCTGATACGTTTGTTCGAGCCTCAATCCTTTTAAAGCCCATCTCCTTGGCTGTCTCGGCGAAAAAAGGCACGTACTTCTCAATTACCGTTTTTTGACCGCGTTTCTTCACCCACACTAGCCAGAAAAAGAATATGTGCTCGCCTGAGTATTCATCTTTCTCTGCTGTGCTTATTAAAAACCCCTCTGGGAATACCCAAAGAAAAGCCTCTTCGTTTAAGCACGCTGCGTAGACGTCTTCAGCCCTATATGTCAGCTTAGGTTGCTCTCGTAAAATCTCTTCAACGCCTTGCTTTACCCAATCCCATTCTTTGCGGATTGATGCTAGCGTTGGTTTAACCGCCGCTGCCGTACCTGCGTCTTGTTCGCCACGCTCGTGTGACACCACCATAATTCACCTTCCTAGCTACGCCTTCGTCCGCATGACGGGCTTTTCTTTCTGCGTTAGTGATCCCTTCGGCGAAGAGTGCGCCGTAAATCTGCGCTCCGGTTAGATCGGTCCAAGCCTGACCTGGGGTACGTAACAACCGAAACAAAGTGCCGTTAATAATGCTGTCGCGGTACTCTGCAATTAGATCTGAGTCGCAGGATGTAGATGTCGGCGTAGGCTTCAACTGGGCTCTAATTAATGTACTAGAGACCATAGTCGCTGAAGGTGTCGGCACTAGCCAAACCAGTCTTTGACCTTGCTTGACATAATATTCTGGCGAGCCTGTGTTCTCTGATTTGCGCCAGTCTGGTTTTCTTTGATCTAGCAGTTCGGGAGACACGGCTTCTAGGTTCTTACCATCAAACACTGTGTTCATGATCTTATGAACCACGGTGCCGCTAGGCGGCTCTAAGTCGTATTCGTAAATACCACTAACAGTTGTTAGAGGGTCTAGTTCCGCTTGATAAATACCGGTCTTCTCGCAGAACTCAATAACTGCTGATCGAATGTTTCTCTCAATCAAGCTATCGGGACAGGCGGGGACGACGGGTAAAATGTCTGGGAATAGTGTTTCGTAGCTAACCTTAGCCATAAACTAATTTCCTACGCCATCACTGGAGCGGTTGGGCGGTTTTCAGGGTTCGGGGTAGTCACCATATCTATTTGTGCTTTGCCCGTTACCGACGTAGTGAATATCTGATAATGGCTAGCAGCACGTTGTTGGTTACCAGAGTACTCAGCGTCCTTCATGTAAGCCATGTAGAGCACATAGTTCATAACTGCGTTAGCGAATATGTCTGGCAAACCCAGGTTGTCACTAGCTGTAACAGTGGTTGGGTTTGTTGAGTAGATAACCTCGATGTAAGCGTTTCCACTAACACCTGGGTATACATAGAAGTTACGGGGGTTAGCCTCGTCATACATATAATGCTTAACGATGTTTGTATGAGCAGCATCACCAGTTACGGTAGGGTCATGCCAGTCGGGACTCTGAGTATCCAAGATGTCACGGCCTACTAACCTAATTGATCGTTTGCCTGTGCCGCTGTTAGCAGCTGACATGTTGCGTACAACTTTGAGCAGTCTATTACCGGTGCTGGGGATATCTTGTTTTGTACCTGCAGCGAGCGTGATCGTTTCATTAACGGCACTAGCATCGGGTTTTAGTAGGGCTGTTTCTCGTTGGGCGTCATTTACCCACAATACAAGCTCTGAAGTTGCAGGCCAGCGAACGCCGGTCGTGTCTTGCAGTACGGTTTGTACTCGGTCGATGACGCTCTGTACTGTTACTGCCATGCTGTATACCTATGAGTTAAGTGCTAATTCCCAAGCTGCTTCTCGCTCATCAGTTCGTACCGTGCGACCTAGCATCTTGTTAACGACGGCTGCTTTGGGGGTGCCATCGGTTTTAAATGAGTTGGGGTCAGCTTCTTCGATCAGTTTCTCGAGGGTGGTGACAAGGTTTGTATCAATAGTTTTAACTTCAAATACTTCATCAATCACTGTGTCAATTACCTCTTCAAACTCAGCGATCTCAGCTTTTTCCTCTTCGACATACTTGTCGTTGTATTCTTTTGCGCCCATCTGAATGGCTAACAAGCCAATTTCTTCGGCGATTTCTCTTGGTACGCCTGCTTCAAACAAAACAGCTGTGCCACCCATAGTGGTGACTCGCAAATCTTCACTACATACAATCTTCATGATTAGGTCCTATATAAAAGAAACCTCTCCCCCCGAAGGAGGAGAGGGTTTAATCTTACTTACTGGGCAGTATCTAGAGCGATGATGCCGAAGTCCTGTACAGAGCCACTGATGTCGCTGTTGTACTTAGGCTTACGGAGACCGAAGATCTTGCCTACGCTGATACCAGACTGATTGCCATAGTCGAAAGTATCTTCAACCATTTCAGGCAGACCGATGTCAGCCATTGCCAGGGCCTGAGCACCACAGAACAGAGCGCGTCCACCAACTACGTCGGCGTCAGCACCCCACTTGTAGCCAGCTGCGCCAGCGTTAGAGGAAGTACCAGTAGTAGCGCCAGAAGTGTTAAACACATGGCGGAACTCATGGATCATTACACCGTCAACCATCAACGAAGCAGAACCAGAGAACAGGCTGTTGCCAGTTCCTCGAACGCCAGCGTTACGGACGTTAGCTAGGAAGTCAGAATCTAACTTCAGAGCAGCCATCTGCTGAGGGGTAACAAACATGTGGAAAGTTTCTTGGTTACCAGCACCACGAATCCCACGAATATAGTTGTCTTTGGCATAAGCCTTCAGCTCAACAATATGCTTGTAACCGATCTTGTCAGCCCCTGTAACAGCAGTAGTGTCGCCAGCAGCAATAGAAGTACCGCTGATTCGACGGTGACGATCACCAGTTGGAGCAGAAACGTCTGATGCAAACTCAAGATCAACAAGGTCGTGTCCAGCAGTAGCTGAAGCAGTACGAAGACCGCCGTTGTTTTTGTGAGTATAAGCAACACCTGACATGGTCAAGAATGCCAACTGGTCACAACGGTCAGCAATTGCATAGGCAAGTGCGTCGCGAGACTGCTCACGGAAGTTAACAACAGTCTTCTGGTCGGTCATACGGCCAGCGATGCGGTTAGCAAAACGTAACTGATCCAGCTCAATGGCGATGTCAAACGCGCGGAGGGCTTCTTCGTTGCCTTCCAGAGTGTTGTCACCAGTGATACCGTCGGTAGTCATGTCAGCTAGCAAAGTGATGTTAGCTTTTGTGCCTTTCTGGTTCTTAGTCAGTTCAGTTACTCGCTGAACCATAGCGTTAGAACCTGTGCCAGCGAACTGGTTGATGAAAGATTGGTTGCGAGCTACTTTCCAGAAGTCGCGGCTCCAAGTTTGGAGTTGGTCGCCTGTAAGCGTACCGAAATTTGTTAAAGCCATGATGGCCTCCTATTAAATGGACAAAATAATTTATGCGGCACACGCCGCCTTATCAGCCGACTTAAAGGAGCGGCTAATCCGTATCTACGTATCGTGTAGCAACGAACTAGCGCTTATTTACGAGGTGCGACCTCGGCAGGTTTTACGCCTGTGCAGGCGAGGGGTACGTTTTTTACGGCTACGGGCCGACCAGTTATCGTACTGATAGACGTATTAATCATATTAGTACAGCTAATAAAACAATGCAACCACTATCGATGGATAGTCGTTTTTTCATTATCTACATACTCAGGGACGCAGTACGCGAATACTGGCGTCGCATGCGTCACTGGTCTGCCCTGGGTAGTTAACTTCTGCGCAAACCACCTACACCGCTCTAAAGACTCCCAATAGCTTTTTGTATCCGTTATATCTCCGCTCACAGACACTATTAGGGCAAAAACAAGCTGTTTCACCACTTCGCTTTGTTAGCCCAATAGGCCGCGCTCATTTTGCCTTTAGCTATGTTCTTAGCGTGACGTGCTTTAAAACTAGCACGCTTCTTCTTCATCTTTTCGGACTCGCCAGCCTTCGGTTTGCCTGCGGTAGATGCGCCTTGCTCACCAAAACGTATGGTTTTGATCTTGTCACCTTCTTTAGCCACAACAATGTGTGACTTCTTGGGGTGACTGGGAGTTCTTTTAGGCTTGTTAAAGCCCGAGACTCCAGCTCGGGCTAATCGTGGGTCTTTTTTAACTGGCATAGTTACCTCGTTATAAAATATCGCCTCTAAGACGTTTTAACGTTGCTTCTGGTAGGGCGTCGAACTCTTCTTCAGTCATGCTAGTCAGATCGAGTGCTTTTTCGCCTCGGGTAGCTGCGCCTTCGCCGCCCATTTCGGGTGGTTGAGCACCAGCCGCTTTCAGTTTCTTGTTAACTTCCGCGCGTTTCTTGGAAATTTCGTCGGTTGTGCCCAAAGTCGAGCCTGTTTCGCTGTTATCTACCAAATTATTCTCGGTGATAACGAATTTCGCTGCTCTGGAGAGCGCTGCAACAGGGTTTGCGCCTTGAACCATGAACGCATCGCGCAGTTCTATGACCTCAGTAGTCATAGCCTCGTCGTAAGCAGTGCTTTTCTGATCAAAAACAGGGAAATCTGCTTCGAGCGCAGCTGCAGCTTGCTGCAAAGCGTTAGCCTGATGGTTGTTCGAGACCGTGTCGGTCATTTTTTGAGTCATTTCGTACTCAATCTGAACGCGTTCTGCTTGACGTATCTCAGCGCGCACTGAAGCGGCCTTTTCTGCGTCGCCATCTAACAAATGGTTCTGGTAGTCCATCTCCTTTGCACCGAAATCAAACTCTTCGGGGG